AGAAAATATATTTGAAATATATGCTGTTAGAGATATTAAAAAAGATGAGGAACTTACTCATACCTATAAAAGTTTAGAATGGAGAGAAGTATTTACAGAATTAAACACTATTCTTAATCAATAAAAAATATACTAACACTAACTACTATTATATTATAACTATACCTTGGCATGAGGGTATGTATCCCATGATCCACAAATTCGTATCCTTTTTGGATTTACATCAGAGTTAATCGACCCTCCTTCCAGTTCCTTCAACTTACATTCATGTCTCCATTCTTCACCTTCTGGATTTTTTGAAATAGGCAGAGGGCCATTAATCTGTTCGTCTGATACATACTTACTAATATACCAGTATGTGTCCCAGTAGTAATAAAGATTTATTGTATCATTTTGAACTTCCAATAGCCTATAAAGTGTCTTGTTTTTATCGGGTTTTTCGTTAATATATACAATTGCAGTAAATCCTACATCTGATTGTGGTTCATTACAGTATGAACTGTAGTAGTTGTTGTTTTTGTTGTTGTATAGTTCTATGCCTACGATTGTACCAAAGTGAGCATCAGTCAGATGTTCGTATATGTCTTTTTTTGTAAATGTTCCTCTGCCTTTAACACAGATTTTGCGAGTCCAGGGTTCTTCTTCTTCTTCTTCATCTTCTTCTACTACGTCAAACATAGAGTTCAGCATACTCCATGCATTAAACACGTTAATAAAGGTGGAAAACATGTTGTAAGTCTCGTATTGGGTTGGTTGGTTGCTTGGTTGGTTGGTTAGTTGGTTGGTTGGTTGGTTGCTTGGTTAATATCATATTTAGAATAAATTATATTCAATTTTTTTTCTATAAAAGAAAACTGTCTTTTATAGAAAACTTAGACAAAAAAAAACTATTCTACTACTAACTATTCTACTAACTATTCTATTCTATTCTAATCTAATTTAATTATTGTAAGCATAGTAATCTTCATCGCACTCTGGGGAATCTACAAGGTAAGGTCTCGACGATTCTGACATCCAGGTTTCAATTGCAGAGTTTTTAAATTCCATTGACAAGGTCTTGATTTTGTTGTCAATGCGACGCCATTCTTCTTTCATAATGACGATTTTCTCCTCTACTTCCCTCCTAATATGGATAAGTTCGGCCTTAATCTCATTCTGGATATTAGCCTTTGTCTTGAGTTTCTTTGTTGAAGGTTCGTCGAGGTAGTCGTCAAATGATGAAGCCCTCTTGGTCTTCCTATTACCCATGTACCTTGGTGCCTGTTCAGGCAATTCATCATCATCGTATGCGTGCTGGTCTTCCCAATCCTGCCTATACATGCGCTCCTCCACGTCCATTTCATAGTCAATAGACAGCTCGTAGTCTTTCTGGTTCATAAACTGCCGGTCTTCTTGGTGCTTGGTAGGGTAGTCGTATTTGGTGTAGATTTCGAAAGGCTTGCTTCCATTGTGACGCCCATATTCGCGGCGGGAATAGACGTTGTTTGTGTCCATTTTTGCTGCGCGATTCTTCTTGATCATTGCGTCGCGCTTCTTCTTTTCTTGCTTCTTGAGGTAGTATTTGTCGCCCTTTGAATGGGACTTTGTTTTTGGGGTTGTTGTAGTCACGACAATAGAGTCGGACTGGTAAAGGGAAGCCAAGACAGACATAGTCATGATTTTTTTGGTTTTAGTTTGTTTTAGTTTGTTTTTGTTTTAGTTTGTTTTGTAGTAGTTAAGATTGCTTGAAGTCGTTCGGTAAGGTTGTTTGGTTGATGGGTTACTTACTTATTTAGAAGAATATAAAATCAATTTTTTTTTTGTAAAAAAAAGTCAATAATTATAGAGTAAACCACGGTCTATTTACATAGTCTAGTTCGTCCCACTGTTTACATTCCTTTTTATAGGGTATATTTGGTTTAGTAAAGTTATCTGTGATGTTCATGGTATGAAGAGGTTCTATAGTGGTAGATGGTTTTAGTGTATCGTAAGAGAATTCGTGGTTATCATTAATGTTATGTGCCATTAAGGGTTCATCTTGTTTAGCTGGTTTTCCATAAACAGGTTTGGGTAAATCATTTAAAAAATCTATTTTTACTTCTGGGGGTTTATCGGTAAAGGGTTTATATTTATATTTGTTGTTATTGTTGTTGTTATTTTTAAACTTAATCTTTGGTTTGTTGGGTTCTACTATATTATACTCTGCAAGAAGGAGTTTGGTAATATGTATTATTACAGTCTTAATAATTTTGTATAAATCAGTAAAAAATATAAAAACTGGGGTTTTATCAAAATTAGTTATCATAATTATATAATTTTAAAATAAAATATATAATTATACATAATGGCAAGTAAATGGACATATGGGGAAACAAGTTATTGGTCTGGAGATTGTAGAGGTAGTAAACAATCGCCAATAAATATTGATACTGAACTAATACAACAGTGTCAGGATTTGTGTAATTTAAAATTTTCATATAATCCATCTAAATGTTCTGTTGAATTTATTAAAAACAAGAATTTATCTTTACAATATGATAAAGGGTCAGGTATTATATTTAATAATGTGTACTATAAATTAAATGAACTTACTATCCATACACCTAGTTTACATCAGATAGATGGAAACTATTATGATATGGAAATATGTTTACTACATTCATTAACAGACCAGGTAGGTGAGAATGGAGGAATTATAGTTAGTGTTATGTTTAATGAGGGGACCTATTTTGGAGATACCGAAAATTTTATGAATCAGTTTATTAATGAGATTAAAATAGATAATAAAGAAATCGTTGAGGTTTCTGATGATTGGAACGCAGAAATGTTACTACCTGAAAAAAAATCTTTTTTTGTTTATGAAGGTAGTTTACATTACCCTCCATGCACTCCAATGAAACATATAGTAATGGATACTATAGGTAATATTGGCCCAACCAATCTAGAAATACTACAAAAAAATCTTGGTAAAAATACCAGACCTATTAAAAGTATAGGTACGAGAGAAATTTTCTATAATTCTGGAAAGGTAATAGAACAGACAGATGAAAGAAAGGTATATAAAAGTAGTGATAAATTTCTAAGATGTAAAAAAAAGGATAATGAAATTAAAAAAGAAAAGGAACTAATCCAAGAAAAACCTATAGATACTGGTTTATCGTTGAGTACAAAACAGATAGTAAAGAAAACATTTATACTAATTAATATTATAACTATTTTTATAATAGCCGTGTATCTTACAAAATATTTATTTAAACATGAAATTGCACAGAGGTTTATAGTAGGTATTGTTGGAACTGAAAAATTAGGTCATCCAGACATCTTACGTATATGGAGGAATGATGAACGTTGTTTTGTATAATATTATAATTGGACTCTGTTATATTCATCAATTTTTTTACTATCTATATCCAATTGATCAAAAACTTTTAAGTTATCAGAACTATCAAATGATTTAGGATTAAACTTATTATCTGATACGTTTAGTAGGGGTTCGAGTTCTTCAAAGACGTTTTCTGTTTGGTTAAGTGGTTCATAGTGAGTCACTTCCTCTAACATGGCGCCTGCCATATTTCCAGGAACATCTACTGTATCTAATTCCGCATCTAATTCCGCATCTAATTCCGCATCTAATTCAGCATCTAATTCCGCATCTAATTCCGCATCTAATTCAGCATCTAATTCAGCATCTAATTCAGCATCTAATTCAGCATCTAATTCCGCATCTAATTCAGCATCTAATTCATTATCTAATTCCTCATCTAATTCTATACTGTAATCATTACCAACCTTTTTTTCATCTATATTTTTAATAATCCGATTTTTATGTTCCTGTAGTTTTGTGTGCATCATAACAAAACATACCGAAAGCAAAAGAGCTATGATAGGGTCATCAAGACAAGTATATAATATAACTCCTAAGCAAAGAATACGAACAACCATGTTATCAAAGAGGTCAATAATAGAACCATTTAGTTTAGGGATGAAATAGACATTGAATACTATTATTAAAACAATTAGGACATTCTTTAAAAACCTATTTAAATCAGTCATATAATATTAATGAATAAAAAAAGTTATAGAATATTTAGATAATTATATATAACAATAGAATAGAATGAAAATCGGAAGCAGAGGTTATTCGATTATTAAAGAAGACTATTCCCCATCATTAATTAAAGAAATTAGGGAAGAACTAACCGTAAAACCATATGTTAACACCGATTATGGAGCCCCACCACCGGCATTTCCTATTTATGGTGAAAGCAAAAGGAAACTATATCTTCCAAGATTTTATGGTATAAATAAAATAGGAGCAACTGATAATATTCAATTGAATAACGCGACTCCTATAGATATTAACTTTTCAAAATCATTGAGACCCAAACAGATACCTATTATTAATAAATATCTAGAAGAAGCGAAACGTATAGGAGGAGGTATTATATCGGTTCCCTGTGGTTATGGTAAAACTGTTCTGGCTTTGAAATTGATTGCTGAATTAAAGGTAAAGACACTAGTTATAGTACATAAGGAGTTCCTATTAAATCAGTGGAAAGAAAGGATAGATGAATTCCTTCCTGAGGCAAATGTAGGTAGAATTCAGGGTAATGTGATAAAAACGAAGGATAAGGATGTTGTTATAGGTATGCTACAGAGTATTTCTATGAAGGACTATAAAGAAGAGGTATTTGAGGATTTTGGGTTTGTTATCTATGATGAATGTCATCATTTGGGTGCTGAAGTATTCTCAAAGGCTCTTATTAAAACAAATTTTAAGTATCTTCTAGGACTATCTGCAACCCCACAGAGGGCAGATGGATTGTCTAAAGTATTCGAATGGTATCTAGGTCCAATCGCTTATAGTATTAAAAAAAGAGATGATACAAATGTGGATGTAAAGGTAATAGATTATTTTGAAGAAGACCCCTCTTATTCCAAACTGTGTTTAAATATGAAACAGAAACCAAATCTACCGATAATGATTAATAATATTACAAATTATGAACCAAGAACTGACCTTATAGTAGACCAGGCCTATAAATGTCTACTTGATGGTAGAAAAATTCTTATTCTAAGTGATAGACGTGATCATCTAAAAACTTTAAAGTTTAAATTTGATAATTATCCAGATTCGCCCTATACATGTGGGTTTTATTTGGGTGGTATGAAACAAAAGGATCTAGAAGAAACAGAACTATGTGATGTTATTTTAGGAACATTTTCAATGGCTAGTGAAGGATTTGACTGCAAATATCCACTTAATACTATTATTCTTGGTTCTCCAAAAAGTAATATTGAACAGGCTGTAGGTCGTATTCTTAGACAGGAAAAAGATAAGATTACAAAGGTACCATTGGTTATAGATATAAATGATGATTTTTCTATTTTTTCTAAACAGACAATTAAAAGAATCAAATTCTATAAAAAAAATAAATACAATATTGTCCGATATGATAAAGATATGAATCAATTGGAAGAAATGTCAAATAAAAAAGAAAAAAAAGCATGTGATTTAGATTTTCTAGAAGACTAGAATAGTCTCGTGCCAGGTTCGAACTGGCGACCTTTCGCGTGTAAAGCGAACGTGATAACCGACTACACCAACGAGACTATTTTTCATAAATATTATAGACTGGTAGAGCTTTTACGAGTTTTGTTTTATATGTTTTCGATGGATAGTTTTTTGAATAATAGATAAGCATATCTCCGAAACGGTCAAATTTTTTATTTACCCCGCCTATATACCAAGAGTTGGTCCTGAAGATTATGAGAAAGTGTTT